TCATGGGAATATCTCTGGTCTCGTTCGACAAGCACGAGAAATATAAGATCCACGTGAAGGCCGGTACCGAGGAGGGTGTTGACTTCGACATCCTTCAGGATTATCCTGTGGCTCAAGAGGACCAGCACTGTTTCGCTTTCCTTACGTGTGACTGCCTCTGCTGCTTTCCTGAAATCATCGACAAGAGAGACGACATGGGCCGAGGAGAAATCCTGATTGTTCATCAGTATATCCAATGAAACGAGTAAACGGCATAAATCCATACGAGGCCATTTCGACTCGTAAGGCACCGAGAAAGGGAGCCAAAAATGAAGGCATCAAAAACGGGCGGAAAGCGAAAGCACGCCGAACTAGAGTGCGACGGAGAGTGCTGCGATAACGGGAGGATGCTATTTTGAGTACCGATGAACTCTGGCTTTTCATTGTGGTAACCTGCATAGTGGCTTTGACGGTATGGAGCTGCTTTGATGACACGACGAAAACTAAAACTGGGAGACCTGGTTAGGGTCTACGAAGCCCATTGGCTACGTGGGGGTGAGGTCGGGGAGGTTGTCGGGCAGGACAACGAACGCGGCGAACATCGCTATCTCATTCAATTCCCAACAAAGAAAATCGGTAAGGGTCTCGATGGAGATAAGATATGGCTCACGGAGCTATGCGTTTCGATAGAGCAGAAATAGATCAACTGGAGGAGGAGTTCATGTCTCACGCATCTGCACAGCGTGTAATTTACCAGAAGGGTGACGACCGGAAGACCGTCAAGCTGTTCGTGGTCAATACGGGTCTCAAAGTCAAAGAGAGCATCAGAACCCGTTTCCTCACCCTCTTCACCTCCGGCCTCCTGTTCATCGAGATCGGTTACGCCTGGAACGGCGCTTCCGGTCCCACGATTGATACCAAGAGTTCAATTCGTGCATCCCTGGTACACGATGCGCTGTACCAACTCATAAGAATGGGCCTTTTGCCCTTGTCGTACCGTGCGGAGATTGACCGTCTTTTTCGCCGCATCCTCATAGAAGACGGAATGTGGAGATGGAGAGCTTATATGTGGTACCGGGCAGTCCGGCGCTTAGGTTGGCTCGCCGTTCGTAAACCAAGAAAGGTGTACACAGCCCCATGAGCTTTTTTCTAGTTACAGTAGCGTGTTTCATAGGTAGCTTTCTATCCAACATTGTCGTCGGTCTGATCGCCCTGAAGTCAGAGCAAGCGAGGAAACGTGAGCGAGAAAACGAGCAGAAGCCCGGCTGAGATGGCGGAAGTCTCGTGGGACCTGATTGACGAGGCTGTCCGCTCGGGAAAAATGACTTTAGAGGACGGTGAGACGGTTTATCGACTAAATGGAGAGCTTTTCGTCCGTTTGATCCAATGGCTCGCCACGTCGAAGGCTAAAAAGCCTCAGATAGTCTCAAAACCCGAGGATTTCAACCTTGAAGAGACAACGGGCGACTAAATGAAAACCACTGACTTTCATTGGTTAGCCGCTTTTCTCGAAGGCGAAGGTTGGTTCGGTCACAAAAGTCGAAAGGTGGTGTCCCCTTGTATTTCTTTGGCGACAACGGATGAAGATGTAAGGGACCATGCAGCCGCAATATTGGGAGCGGGAGCCAGAAAGTACACTCGTCCACGTTCAGATGGTCACAAGACGCAGTTCTGGGCTGTTGTCAACGGTCACCGCGCTATTGGATGGATGATGACTCTGTATCCATTGATGGGAATCAGGAGAAAAGCGAAATTTAGGGAGGTTATCAAAGCGTGGAGAGACTGCGGTACTTCCAGTACCAGAGCTAAGAAAACTTGGGATTCCTACACGCCTGAGCAACGGCAAGAGAGGATCAGGCGTGGCTAAAACAATAGACCTCTTTCCTGACTGCACTCAGACCAAATGCGACGACAAAACGCCGCATCACAAGCACATCCTACCCCTGCAAGAGGAGTTTCTCGCTTGCAAAGAGCGATACATCGCCCTGATCGGCGGTTATGGCTCTGGAAAAACGTTGCCTGCCTGTATCATGGGACACATCCTTAGCATGGCTATACCGGGCAACATCGGCATCGTAGTCAGACGATCTCTTCCGAAACTCCATGACTCTACAGAGAGGATCTATATGGAAGTTTTAGAGAGATCTGGAGTGAATTTTCGTGTACACGAGAATCGCGACGGCTGGCCCCATAGGGTAATCTACCCGAATGGGTCCGAAGTAAGTTTCCGAGAGACTAAGGATCTTGGACGCTTCCTGGGTCCTGAATACGGCTGGTATTTGGTGGATGAGGCGCAAGAGGAACCTAAAGACACCTGGACCAAACTCAATGGCCGCCTGCGCCTCCCGCGTGCTCGTAAATATCTTCGTGGTATCATCTGCACGAACCCTCCTCATCAAATGCACTGGATCGCAAAGCAGTGGCCTAACGCCGGTCACTCCGAGGAGAAGATCAAACTCAAATCCGGCGAAGTCAAAACTCTAACCTACAGGATGATCCGAAGTAGCACCTATGATAATCCGTTCCTGGAATCCGACTATGTCGCCGCCATCCTTGCCAATAACACTCCTGCTGAGGCCCGGAGGATCATCGAGGGGTTTTACGGCTTCCAACAGGAAGGTCGCCCGGTATTTCCGATGTTTGACTTCTTCAAACACGTTGGGGACCCTTCGACTCGCGTTATGACCACCTATCGGTGTTGGGACTTCGGTTTTCACCGGCCTGCCGCGTCCTGGAGTCAAATGTTCCGTTGCAGCAAACAATCCCTTCACTGGCTCGTTCTAAACGAGCTTTTGGGTGAGGATCAAGAGTATTTCGACTTCGCGAAGGACGTTCTGAAAGAGACCGAGCGTGTCTTTCCCGAATTACTCAGGGTATCGCGTAGTTTGATATTGGACGGCGGAGACACTGCTGGTGCGTCTCTCAGCGACAAAGGACCCGGACCCATCATCCTTCTCTCTCGACCTCGTGCCCCGAAGAACCGTTCCGAGACAGAGGGCGGTCTAGGCATCCGTTTCAAGCACCGTAAGTTTGCGGACATCGACCCCGGCCTAGACCTCATTCGCCTGTGCTTGCGAACGAAGTGTAAATGCGGTAGTCCTTTAATGATGATCCATCGGCGCTGTCGCGCCCTCGGGGAGGCCCTTGCGGGTGGCTACCACTTTTCCAAGGAACGACCGACCGGTGATCGAGTGTTAAAAGAGAAACCAATAAAGGATGGCTATTACGACAACATCGTGGACACGGTTCGTTATTGCGGTATGCTTTTCTACAAGCCCTTGTCAATAGGCCAAGACCCGGATATAATGCGGCTCATCGGGCAACCTGTACCTTCTACTTCTCCGTGGGACTGGATGACCGGAGCCGTCACGGGAGCTACGTATAGGGGAAGGGTTCACTGATGCCCAAGGATAGAAAGGGAAAGAGGTATCCTTCTGATGATTCACTTGAGTACAGGAAATATCGGACAGACTGGGAAAAGGGAAAGAGCGCTAGAGCCAAGCTCGCGGTCGTATCTGGCTATGGTGGCAAATGCACTTGTTGCGGCGAGGCCAGGCTTGTTTTCTTGGAAATAGATCATGTTGATAACGATGCTAAACAAAGGGTTCTTCGAGGCGAACCTAGAAGAGGGGCAAATCTCTACAAGTGGTTACTCAAGAATGAGCTGCCCAACGGGTTTCAAGTTCTTTGTAGAAACTGCAACTGGGGCAAATGGATCTATGGTGTGTGCCCCCACGTCATAGACAGGAGTTGACATGGCAGATTTAGAAGTCTCTATTTCCAAAGAACATCTCGCAAAGCTCGCTGACGATCTCGCCAGTCGCATCCCTACCATCCGTAATCGACGGAATACTCTCACAGACAAATGGATACTCAACTACTCCGCATGGCGCGGTAATCACACACGCTCCTTCTTCAAGAGTGACACCTTCGGACATTTCATTCCCGCAGCACGGCGTGTTGTAGAACGCTTCGTTACTAGAGGTGCTCAAATGCTCATCCCCTCGTCCGAGTTCTTCGAGGTATATCCCACTGATGAGATGAACGATGAACTTGGCAAGAAGGCTGAAGCGACCAAAGCGTACTTACTGTACATCTTCCGTAAAAAGATCAAGGTCTATTCCTTTACCAAACAGCTCCTACGCTGTCTCAAGCTCTACGCTCGGGCGATTGTTAAAACTGGTATCAAGCTGGAGGATAGCAGCGCCGGTTCGTCCATTTGGCCTACAGCACGAGTCGTGGACCCGTTCATGTTCTTCGTGTGGCCTGAGATCGTCACCGACATGGATAACGCCCAGATGCTCATAGAGGACAACGTAATGCCGTGGGAGACATACCGGGCTGCTATGGAGGCCGGTCAAGCCGAGACGATCCTCCGTGCCCAGTTGACAGCTCCCGAGTGGCCTAATCACATCACCCGGAAACTCAGTGAACAGGGTATCCCCAATCCTGGTGAAGGTGCTAGTGATCCAAACACTGCTTCCCGGATACCAAGTGATGCCGACGATAATCCAAAGAAGCCCAAGCCCGTTGAGAACTTCCTTTTCATCTCCGAGGTCTGGATGCGTCGTGGCACGTCATGGTGGTTCGTTTGGCTTCTCTGGAACATCGAGGGAGGCCCCCGTATCGTCAAGGTTGGTAAAAAGTTCTTCAATCGGTCTTCGTACCGTATGGCGGTTGGTCGTGAGCTTCCCGGTGAACACTACACCACCGATATGATGGATGATGTAGAGCCTGTCCAGGTGCTACTCAACGACCAAGTTAACCTAACGTTGGAGGGACAGGCTGTAAACTTCGCACCTCCGACTGTAGTGGACCCGGACATGGTGTCTCGGGCAAGTTCTCTTGTGTTCCGTCCTCGCGCCCTTTGGCTTGCGAATCCAGCGGGTGTTAAATTCCTACAACCCCATGACACTACAAAAACGGGGTACCTGGGGATTCAATTCACAATGGGCCTTATGGATACGTTTTCGGGGTCCTCCCCCCTCGCAGAGGGACAGCCAACTCGTAACCTTCCAAGGGCCGGGTTTGCTGTCTCTTCCCTCCTTTCTCTGTCTCTGGCAGATATAAAGGACTCAGCCATCCTTATCGAGGACAACATACTGACTCCTATACTGGGTGACCTGTATCGGATCACCATAGACCTCGTTCCAGAGTCTCAGGTGATAAAGATTCCTGCGACCGCAGCCATGACCAGTGGTCGTCGTCTAAAGACAAAGGACATGGAGGAGGACTTTGAGTTCGCGTGGGTTGGTTCAATCCAATCCCAGGATCTCCAGGTCCGCTCGCAGCGCCTTATCGCCCTGCTCGATGTGTTTGGTCGCTTTGCTGAACCTATCCAACGTGACCTTGAGATCAGTGGTAAGAAGATCCGTTGGGATGTCATCGCGAAGCGCCTCTGGAGAGAGGGCCTTGGTGAACGTGGTGCTGATACCATCATCGGTGAGATCACTACAGAGGAACGTAAGGTCATGCTTGACAACAAGCTCGCGGAACTTGCCATCCTTCGTGCTCAACAGCGAGCACAGCGTGGTCAAGGGGTTGCTTCTGCTGCTGGAGGTGGTATAGATGATGAGACAGCATCAGCTCTTGAGGATCTTGCCAAACAAACAGAACAACAGGCTTTGGATCTAGGTGGTGATGAGGGATAAGATAGACTGGAGGATGGGATGATGGCTGATTTTGGAGGAGGTGTTAGCTTACCGTGGAATTTAGTATTGAAAGACATAGACCGGCGTCTCAGAATAGTCGATGCGCTGCTAAGGCAGGCCACAGGGGACGAGGTCTTCAAATTACAGGGGGAGGCGAGATGCCTCGAAAAGTTGAAGGATCTTCCTCAGTCTCTAGCGTTAACGGCTGAGGGAAAGGAGAAGAAAGATGGCGATACATAAACCACAGGATGAGAGCGGTCACAGCACGGGCGGAAACGAGCCTGGTATCCACAAGGATAAAGAAGGTAGTTCACATCCGTCAAAGCATGAGAAGAGCGGTCACGAGAAGAAGTAAGGAGGAGAATCATGGCGAAGCACGAAGCACATAATGAAGGTGCTACGACTACTGATGGCAGGGGTGAGACCGGTATGCACAAGGATACCGAGGGCAAGGCCACAGCCACGCCCAATGTGAGCATCCCTTCGTCACCCGGTACCACGCTCGGTCCATCGGCGGACTAAATGCACGTTACATCTTTTTCTACTCTTAGCGTGGACGCCCCGAGTTCAGCTCGACCACGTCGTAAGCGTAAGAGGAAGAAGAAGAAGAAACCTGTTCTATCGAGAGGTCCTTATGGCTGACATCATTCACAGACTGCGAATAAAGAGAGCAGAGGCGTTCGGGGAGAAGGTGCGTAAGGCCACTGGAGAATCCAAGGTCGAGGTCCCCAAAGCCTTGCCCGGTAAGGCCCCGCAGATCAAGGCCCCGCCTACACGTCAGGCCGGTCAACGCACTGGAGCGGAGGAAATGGCCTTTGTCGCTCGTAAGACCGCTGAGGGCATCGCCCGAGCAGAAAAAGCTAAAAGGGGCGCAGCACCAAAACCTAAAGTTGAGCCAGAGTTCATAACCAAGCGCATTGCTGGTGGTACCATAAGGGTCCGTAACCCCAAGTTCAAGAAAAGGAAGACAAAATGATTAAAATACTCTTTGTAACACTGTTCGTTCTAGCTTTGGCGGTGAATGGCTTTGCTCATCCCACGCCGCCTACGGCTACGATTGCCATTGACGCCTATAGTGGCAAGGGCACAGAAGATACAGTAGGCTTCTTTCTCTATCATCAAAAAGGTAAAGGATGTAGTCTACTTCTATGGGACGACACGAAAACAATTGATATAGGTATGCCAACAAACCTTACGGCTGACGGCTTGCAGAATTATTGGGCTATTGATCCTTTGTGGGGATTGAAAGCCACCAACTGTGTACAACTCACAGCATTTGACGCGGCGGGAAACGAAAGTGCCTTTGCTACCGTCGTGGTTACCGGAGACAACGTTGGTTGGTTTGGGATTGCTCGGGGCAAAGGCATAAAGAGCAAATAATGGCTAGGGTGTCCCGAGAGGCTGCGTTCCACGAGGTCAAACACGATCCGCCGTCCATTATTGCCAAGACAAGGCGTAAGAAAAGCAAAAAACGCGCAAGGAAACAAGCTATCGCAATCGCGCTGTCAAAAGCGGGGTTGAGCAAGGGTCCCTTCGCCTCTTGACTTAAAACCGACTTTAACGTAAAGGAGAAGATATGAAGAAACTAATCACCACGACCGTTTTGTCCCTGTTTTTAGCGGGGTGCACGTTGCCTGCCAGAGTCGCTACCAAGTTGGTTTCCAGAGATTTAGTGCGTACCAAGGAAATGGCCGAGACTCACGGTTTGCCAGCCACGGCACAATGCACTACATATCTCGTTGAGGCTCTCGAAGGCAGAGAGTCGCTATTGAGTGAAGACGTGGATGGTCTCATCTCTCTGGCGTTGAAAGCGTACCTGTTAAAAAACATTAGCCAAGACGCTGAGGCTAAGTTCGTCAAGGAATGTGGAGAGCTGGCTGCCAAACTTCTTCTTGAAGTTGGTCGGGCGGTAAGGAGATAAGAATGAAGATCAAAAAGCTACTCGGTTTGGCTCTCGCCGCTGCCCTTTTCATGGCCGGTATCCCCGATGTTGTAGAAGCTCAAAGACAGGTTCGAGTCTTCACAGGTGGAGCCACTGCCCCAACTGGCACCTTGGACGGTGACATCTGGATCGACAACTCAGGAAACGTCAGCATCCTAACTTTTGGCTCCTTCAGGCGTGTTGGTTCACGCAGCTCCGGCTCTGCTGTCGCTACAGTCGCCACGACTGACGCGAACGCCATTGCCGCTGGTGCCAATAGCTCAATCGCCGCTGCTGCTGCCGCTTTGGGAACACAGGCTCAAGGAACTCTAACTGTCGATACCAACCCCACTGACACCGACACCATGACCATCGACGCCACGGTCTACACCTTTCAAAGCACCTTGACTGAAGCCAACTGTAACATCCTTATCGGTGCTGCCGTGGGGGATACCCAGACGAACATCACCAATGCTATCGCCGCTTCAGGCGGGACTCCTGGAACAGACTACGCTACAGCGTGTGTCGCCAACCCCACGGTGACCTCGGCTGCGTTTGCAGGTGACGCCTCGGTAATCACCAACATCCTCAATGGTACGGGCGGAAACTCAACGGTTACGACTGAGACCTTTACGGAAGGCACCAACGTGTTTGATGCTGCTGCCCTCGGGACAACGACTTCTGGAGCAGAGGCCACGTATGCCAGTGTGATAGCTGTCCTGGTCAACGAGATCCGTACTGACTTGAATACTCTGGTCACTTTGACCAACGAGCTTCGTACCGACTACGGTACCGCACGGACCCTAATCAATGAGAACAAGGCACAGCTTAACGCCCTCTTGACTCAGCTTCGTAATGCGGAGATCATAAACCAGTAAGGAGACTCCATGAAGAAACTAATCGCTCTGCTGTTTGCCGTCGCTCTTTCGATGCCCCTTGCTGGTGGTTTTGGTGTTGAGGCTTACCAGTGCCCAGGCATCAACAAAGTTGTACGGCCCATACCTGGATTCCAACAGCTAACCGTTTCTACCGTTGCCGTTGGCCTCACGGTCCCGAGAGCTTCCCGCATGGCTGTCATAGTTGTGGAGCTTGCTGATATTCGCTTCCGAGACGATTTGACTTCTCCCACTGCCACTGTTGGCACTCTGGTACAGAACGGTGAGAGCATATTGATTTGCGGTAGTTCGATGCCACGAGTGGAGTTCATTCGCGATGCCGCAGTGAACGCTCTCTTAAACGTGAGTTACTATGGCTTTTAAGGAGATCCTATGTTTAACAATCTAAAGAGTATCCTCTTCGCAACCCTTGTCGCCTTAGGCGTTGGGGGTATGCTTTACGCACAGACGTATCCTTTAAGCCAAGGTTCTACCGGGGGATTGTTTGACGGAATCGTAACCAACGCAGGCACCTTTGCTGTTCAGGTTGATGGAGCCGCCCTTACTTCCCTACAGCTCGCGGACGATACAGTGGCTACCATCGGAGCAACCGTTGGTAACCGGATGTTCCTGTTCGATGGAGCAGATACTCAGATCACCTCATTCGCAGGTACAGAGTTTGCAGAAGATACTCAGCACTCCACAGGTGACGCAGGAATTATGTCTCTAGGGGTTGAAAATGCTGACCAGGCTGCGTTAACTGCGGGGGATAAAGACTACACGCCCATAGCGGTGTCGGCAGAAGGTAACACCCTCATGGAGTTGATTAGTTCAAACATTGACCTGTTCTTGGGAACAGACTTCAATGTCGTATTCTTTCAAGCACAGACCAACCAGGCAGAAGAGACAGCACACGCATCGGGTGACTATGGATTTCCAATTTGGACTGTCCGTGATGATACTCCCGTAGCTTCTAGCACAGTAAGCACCAACGACTACGCAGCTTTCAAGTCAGACGCTTTCGGAGGTTTGTATGTCAGACTTCTAGGAGTGGCCGGGGCCGCATTTGAGGCTACGGATCTTCTCTCCGAAACTGACTTCGATGCGGTCTTCGGGACAGCCTCGCTGATAGGTCCGGGTGCTGAGGCAGGAGCCTTGCTAGTGACCTTGGCAACAGATTCTACCGGAGTTATCACTGTGGACGATGGTGGAGGTTCGCTGTCGGTTAGATGGGGTGGATCTGCCCCTCCCCTAGGAGCAGGATTGGAAGCTACCGCACTTAGGGTTACGGTAGCCACAGATTCTACTGGCTTGCTCCCTGTCAACGTCACTGAGTGGGGCAGTGCTGCTGTTCCAATAGGCGCAGGCGTCGAAGCCACCGCTGTCCGAGTCACCCTGCCCACCGATGGAACTGGTATCGTAGGTTTCGCTGCTGGCGTAACCACAGCGGTTACCAACGCTGGTACCTTTGTGGTTCAAGAGGATGGGGCCGCTCTCACGGCATTACAACTGATCGACAATGCTATTTCGGGTGCTGGTTTCAACATTACTCAATTAGCTGGCGTGAACGTGACCATGAACACAGGTATTCGTGACGCTGGTACGCAGCGGGTTACTGTTGCCACTGATGATCTAGTTCCAGTGTCTACCCGAGTCACTTCCGCTTTCATGGCTGAGTTGGCTATCGTAGAATTAATTGGTATCAACGAAGTAGTGACCACCGACCAGTGGAGCGCAAGTGCCCTGGCAATTCTGAACGGCACGGGTCATATCAGAAGGGTCTGCCTGTACGCAACAGAAGATGGTAGTGGTGTCGTCTTCACCCCTGCTGGCAGACTTACTTTCTTCGATGCAGATCCAGCTATCGCTTCCGATGATGCCACTATCACAGCAGCAGAGAGACTCACTATCCATACTTATGTGGATTTCGTTGCCGGTGATTTCGAGGCAGATGCTAATGGCTCCTCTGGCTGCGTGGAATTACAAGATGGGTTTGGCGCTTTTTCCAGTGGTACTTTCAGGGTAGCTTATCACTCCGCCGCAGGTGAAACCCAGTGGAACTCCGCTGCCGGGGATGACGAGCAGCTTGAAATGAACCTTTGGTATGAAAGGATAAACTAATGAAAACAATCTTTGCCCTGCTACTCGCAGTCATGTTGGCTTTAGCAAGTACCGTGCAGGCCCAGACAGCACGAGAGCGCATCAAGGCTGATCCAGAAGTTTCTGTACGGGGTAGCATCCTGTCAGAGGTTCAGATTGAGATGCTTATTGATGAGGCTCAGAGAGAGGCCCAAACAGAAGCCAGAGATAAAGCTGCTGCTAAGGTCAAGGAGCGGGTTCAAGCAATGTTGGATGCTGATCCACAGTTGAGGTCTGATTTAGCGAACGAAAAATAGAGGAGGAGGAGGAGTTATGACTGATGAGGAAAAGAAAGCTGCTGCCGAGCTTAAAGTAAAGGCAGACAAAGCTCTAGTGGACGCGGGTATCGACCCCACACTGGGTAACTATGTTCCGGGACCGACCCCTGAGATCGACGTGTCTCAGATCAAGGGCCTTGATGGTGTTGTGAAGGGTGCCCTGAAGTCTTTTGTAGAAGAGAACAAGGGTACTGAGGATGATCCACCCCCGGAGGAAGAGGAAGAGGATGACCCTCTCAAGACTCGTCCTGTAGCGAGGGACTCGGACCCTCTCAGAGACGCCATCGCACCCATGATCCAACCGGCCCTCGACAAGATCAACCTGACTGCCCAAGACGCTAAGGATGCCTCGGTGTTCTATGCCACGCATCCCGAAGCCGTCAAGCACAGCAAGAAGTTAGAGGCTGCTTTCAACAAGATGGCATCCCAAGGTACCCCTCAGACACGTGAGTCCCTTATGGAATGGCTCCGGGGTCACAACTTTGAGGAGTTCTACAAGGAGCGTGCCGAACAGGACGCCAAGACAGCCGAACTAGCCAAGAACTCACAGACCGTTGACGCTGCTGGTAACGTGATCGTTGCCCCGGTTGTATCGGTCGATGAAAATACTTCCGATGCAGACCTTGAAAAGTCTATCGGAAGTAGTGTATTCTAAAAACTTGAGGCACGACCCCCCTGGACAAGGGTAACGACCTCAAACCTTAATCACGCAAGGGCGTGGGGGTCTCACTCAGTCCAGAAAGGTGGTGAAATAAGAAATGCCTGTAACATCCTTTAGTACACTCTCAACTGATGCACCAAACGTGTGGATCGCGAGACAGACCTACCGGCTTGTCGAGCGGAACCTGCGTTTAGGTAAGTACGCGACGAAGTACCAACTGCCTCAGAGAATGGGTACGACTCTTCGGATCGTCCGACATGGTCGTATTGCCCTGCCCACGATACCTTTGACTGAAGGCACAGCGCCTACGGCTGTAGCTCTCTCAATCGCCAACGTGGACGTAACCATTCAACAGTGGGGAATCGTTGTCGAACTCACCGACTTGGCTCTCATTACGTTGAATCACCCTGCACTCCAAGTGGCTATTAGCCGAACGGCTATGGCTATGTCAGAAACTCTCGAAAGGGAGATGGCTGTCGTGCTGCAAGCTGGTACCAACGTGAGATTCCCCGGTTCTGTTACAGCTCGTACTGGCCTTGCGGTCACTGACGTGCTGACAACTTCCGTGGTTTTGGAGGCGACCGCTGCCCTGAGAACCCGAGGTGCCGCAGAGCAGGAGGGGGGATTATTCGGTGGAGTAATGGCTCCAGCTCAAGAGGCTGACATTCTAGGCTCTGATTCCACGTTCCAGTCTGCATCCAACTTTGCCAACGTGAAAGCGTTGCAATTTGGTGAGATCGGGATTTGGATGGGGGTCCGGTGGGCACGTGGCAACTTCCTTCCCATTTTACGTGGGGAGACTGCTGTCTCTGCTTTGGGTAACGTTGACGTTACCAATCCTAGCGCCGTCGATCACGTGAAAGAAGGGGGAACAGAAAACGCGGTTTACACTGCGAACGCTGCCATCCCTATCGTGGTTGTGGCTCGGGACATCAACAGCAACATTGAGCGGAAGGTGAGTCAGTCCGACAACGTAGTCATCGGTGGTGGTAACACTGCCGTTCGAGTGCGTACACCTAACAGTGTCAACTACGTGTATGATATATACGCTGGTGACTCTGTGACTGGTGGGACTGCTCGTCTCTCAGGCTCCCGTATCGCAGCGGACACGATCTTCTTGATCCCGTCGCTGCCTACTGGCGCTGCTGTTGCTCCGGTCATTCCGGCTGACGATGTGGAAGTATTCACAGCGTGGGTTTTTGGCCTCGATGCCTTCGGTCGAGTCGAACTGAATGGTATGTCCTTGCAGAGTTTTCTGACTCCCGCAGGAGCATCCTTCAGCAATCCTCTAGCACAAGCAAGGCGTATCGGTTCAAAGATCGCTTGGAGATCGTTCATTATCGAAAACGATTTCTTCGAGCGTCTCGAAACCGGGTCTGCCTTCAGTGCCAGCTTACCGGCATAACCGAGTGAGACCACTTAGCCGCTCTGTCTCAATCACGGCGTCTAAGATGGTCCCATTCAAGGGAAGGGATAATGTACGCACGAATCTGTAAATACATTTTTGTAACCGCTTTAATCGTCGCAGTCTTTTTCTGTGGCGCAATCGTTGGAACAATCGTTTCTGCAATAGTCTATCCGCTACCAGATGTTGAGGAGGTGAGGTGATGAGGAAGCCTGGTCAGTCCCGCACATATAAAGCCAATCGTAAGAAGCGCAAGCCCATGAACAAGGAGCA